GAAAAAGGTTAACATTCAACGAAAAGTGAGAATGGCTGCTCCTCAGTCATTGGTGACTGATAATGCAAATCTTGTTAATGTTATGGCTTTTATTGCTAGTAATAACTTGTTTGTATTATCGCGCCCTGAATTTGTTTCCGAACGTGAGGGACGTGAGAATGTGCGTGTTCATTTTGGATACGCGCTAGCTGTTAGAGGTAGATGTTTGTTGATGCCTTATCACTTTGCGTCTGTAATTGACTCACATCATGAGGCTGAGGAGCTTCTTGATAGCGACGTGATTAGCTTACGTAATCCGAATAATGGTTCTTTAATCTTTTCTTTGACTGTTAAAGATTTTCGAATTGGCATGCTCCATTGGGATAAAGGTTGTGAGCAAGATATTATTCTTATTAAGATGCCTTTGTCGTACCAGCCAAGACGAGCAATTGTAAAACATTTCGCCACGGAGAAACAACACGAGATGTATACTAATTGTGATGCGGCTTTGTACATTGCCGGATTGCAGTTGTCAGATTCGGAGTCAGGATTAAAGACTATAGCTCCCCAAATTATTAGTGTCCAAGCAACTCGTGACAATGATATAGTTACGGGTGGATTTGATGAGTGGCACGAATACATGGTTAAACACGTATACACCTATCGTGCAGGCACTTCAAGCGGTGACTGTGGTACTCCGCTGTTCATAGATGATAAGCAAAAGTCATCAACTCTTCTTGGTATTCATGTGGCTGGCGTACCAAGTAGAAGAACCGGATTTTCCGCAATGATAACGAGAGAACTCCTTGAGGAGTATCTCGAATTTGCGGGGGAGACGTATCAAGTTGCTGATCTTTTTGAAGAGCATGGTGTTAAGCTGCAACCATCTTTGGGTGCACCAGGAATTATACAAAATCTAGGTAGAGTTAGCCCAGAATGCATGATTCCAGGTAGAAATATGACCACGTCCATTAGAAGGTCTCCTCTTTTTGAGAGAGTTGCTCCCTCGCCTAGAGCTCCTGCTCAATTACGTCCATTTGAAAAAGATGGTGTTGTTGTCGATCCTATGGATTTGGCTCTAAGTGGTTATAGTCCTCAATATGTACACATTCCTCCTGAGGATTTAGAGGAAGCCAGAGATTCCTTGTTTGATATGTTAAATAGAAATTCAGAAAGTGATG